GGCCATGTGCGAACGCACGACCTGATCCATGACTTGATCGGTCGTTTCGTCTGGAAATTCCAGCACCGTACCGTCGGAAAGCTGCGCGCGCTTGGTCACGGGATGCGATTACCTTGCGCGTCGTAGCGGATGACGGCGCCGCCGCCACCGTCGCCGGCTTGGGTTTGTTGCGCGCCCAATTGCTGCGATGTCGGCGTACCGAGTTCTACGTTATTGGCTTGCGCCCAGGCCATGAAGTCCATGCGATTAGGATTGATGCGCGGATCGCTCGGCGATGATTGCGGGTCAAAAATCGGATTGGCATTGACGTAACGACTCCAGGCCGCGTCAAAGCCACTCAAGGAGCCGCTTTCAAGCCACGCCTGCATTACCTGAGAACGTTGCGCCATCAATTGCGAACGAACGTCATAAGCCTGCGCAATTGCGCGGTTTGCTTCGGGCGATTTGTTAAGGCCCGGCAAAGCGTCTCGGAACATGCTGGCGTCAAAGTTGGAGGTCGACCCAGACCCAGGCTCCCGCTGCTCCGGCGTTAGGTCTGCTGTAATCGCCTCCATCTGTTGCGACTCGGAGTTGCGCAAAAATGGAACAAGCGACCCGATTGAATTTGGCCCCGTACCCGGCTCTTGGCGGTTCAATTCCACGAAACGATTAAGTTGCACGGCCGTTGCGGCGTCTCGATCCGCCGCCGCCTGCGCTTCGGTGGTGCGCTGAACATCCGCCTGCGCCTGCGCGCGCCGCAATGGATCAACGGCGGTCGAGCCAATCGGCTGAATCTGGCCACGGCTGTTCTGCTGCACCTGCGTGCCGTTGAGGTCGTATGGTTGCCCCCATGTCGGCGGCATCGCCATCGGCGAAATCACTGGTTCCACGCGATTGCTGCGCTGACTGCGCTGCACTTGCGTGCCGCCCAGGTCATAAGGATCGCTCCACATTTCCGGCTCGGCTTCGCGGCGCAGCGCCTCGATCTGCGCCCGGCGCTGTTCGTTCTCCAGATCACCGCTTTGGTTCTCACGCTCCGTTTGTGCCTGATTGCGCGCCAATTCCTCGGCGTAGAGATTGCGCGCTGCGCGCCCGCGCAAGCCGCCGGCCAAAGCCTCCGCCAGCGCTTCGCCCCAACCGCCGCTTTGAATCTCGATCGGTTCGGCCAATGCCTGCGACAAGCCGTACGACCGTGCCTCGCCCGTGAAGTTCGGCGCTTGCTGGGCTTGCGGCGGCGTCGGCATGCGCTGCGGCGCTTGCGGCATGCGTCCGCCGATCATGGCTTGGCGTTGGCCGAGATTAACGGGGATCATAGCTGGGCATAGTCCACTGCGTAGAAGCCGCTCGAAGTCATCACACGAATGCGCGGGTCAACCTCATCCGCCATCACGCCGATGCGGCGCGGGACGTTCGGTGCATCCCAAATGTAATTATAGCTCCACAAGCGATTGCCGCGTTCGTCTTCGCCGAGATATTCCGCGTTGCGTTTCAGGCGGCGATCGGATGCGGTGATGGCGGCGGCGCCCAATTGGCCGAGCCCGCCCAGCAGGGCGTTGCGTTGCGCGAGATTGGCTTGGTAGCCGGCCATCTGGTTGGCGTAGCCGTTCTGCGTGATCCCCGCCACGTCCGTCCCGGCGATGTTGTACTGGTTCGGCTGGCCCGGCGTCGTTGGCTGATAATAAAGCTGCGATCCCGAATTGAGTGCCGTGATCTCGTTGAGCGGGCGTGAACGGGCGTTGAAATCGGCTTGGTCATTCAGCCCGTATTGTTGCAACGCTTCGCCCCAATTGATGCCGCGTTCGCCGGTGATCTCGCTTACCTGCTGCTGACGATCGGCCAAGGCTTGGTTGCGCGCCATCAGTTCGGCGTTGGCGTAGGCGTCGCCCTTGCCCTTGTTGAACGATTGCATCTCAGCGCCGAAAGCATCGGTCCCGGCATTGATGCCCTGGTTAGCGAGACGTGAGCGCAGCGATTCCTCGGAGCGGTCGAACGCTTCACCAAGCCCGCGCTGCGCCAGTTCGCGGGTGCGCGCCTCAACGTCGCCGCCGTAATCGCCCAGCGCGCCGGCAAGATCGAGGCGGCCGCCGGTGGCCGCATTGCCGTCGAAGCGCCCCTGGTTCCATTGCGTGCCGAGCACGCCCTGGGCGGTGTTGATGCCTTGGCCGGCGAGGTTGCCCAAGCCAATGCTGTTTTGTTCACCGATGCTGTTGATCTGCTGCTGGTTCGGCGAAAGCGTGGTCGTCTGCGTCCAGCGAGGCACGCCACCAGGACCGGTGCCTGTAACATCATAGCTGACATTGCCCCACGGGGTTGATTGATTCGTGTTTCCGAGGTACGAATTAGCCGTTGCCGTTTGCACATTTGAGGCCGTTTGGGCGGCGGCCGTTTGTGCTGGATTCGGCGGCGAAGGGGCGCGGGGCTTACTCATGAAGTCATCTCGGAAGAAGCGCGGCCCTTATAAAATTGAGCCACCGATTGATCGATTTTGGCGATCTGTTGAAAAGTCAGATTCGTGCTGGCTGTGGAAAGGAATGAAATCCCCGCATGGATACGGTCTGTTTTCCGTGCGCAGCAAGCATATCGGCGCACACCGCTTTTCATTCGAGCACCACTTTCATGAAATTCCCGATGGCTTGTTTGTTTGCCATCATTGCGATGTTAGGGGCTGCGTCCGCCCCGATCATCTTTTCGTCGGGTCGGCCGCCGACAACACCGCTGATATGATGCGCAAGGGACGTCATCGCGTCGGGGCGCAGCCATCCGGCGTCAATCATTGGTCCGCAATAACCCCCGAAAGGCGGGTACGTGGGAGTCGCATTGGCACCAGCAAACTTACCGAAGATCAGGTAGTTCAGATTGTTGAGCGCAGGCTCGCGCTCGTTCCGTTCCGCGCCATAGCCGAAGAATTTGGAATCTCTATTGGAGGCGTGGAAAAGATCATTTACGGCGACTGGTGGAAGCACGTCACGCAGCCTTATCGGGAGCGACTTGAGGCCGTGAAGCGGCGTAGTGGTTCCATTTAAACTTGGCCGAAATCACAGCGTCGTCGTCCCCGAATTGTCTCGGCAGCACGGCTTCGCATTCAAAGCCAACCGCCCTCAAAAACCGCAACGCCCGCTCGTTCTTGGCCGGGGTGCGACTCCAAATCTTGTCCACATCGCAAACCTGATAGGCGTAATCGAACATCGTCGCCCACGCCTTACGGGCCATAAGCCAGCGCGCATCTTCGGCCACGGCGCTTACCTCGATCGTGCGATTCCACGGCTCGTAGCTGTGGAAGCAGACCACGCCCAGGATGCGGCCGTTTTCATCTTCGATGCCTATGCCCGTCGTGTTGTCGGGAAAGCCCTGGCCGTGAAGCTCTTGAATGCGCTCGGACGCCCACGCCACCATCTCGTCGGTGCGGTCGAGAACCACCCTCATACTTGCCCCCCAACCGCAAAGCGCAACGTCCACCCATTCAGCGCGAACCGGCTTTGGTTCGATCGCGATTCCATGATCAGAGACACGGAGAACCCGTCGCCGCTGATCGCGCGCCATTGGTGCGAGGTCGAATCTTGGCCGCCCCACAAATGCGTTCCCCAAAGCCCCGTTCCCCAAATGCAGGCGTTCGTCAACGTGCTGGTAGGAAACGCCGGCAGCGCCGGGTGCTCCTCAAAGTCCGTTCGCGCCACTAAGCGATACGCCGCGCGTGTCGTCGTGGTCGCGACGGTGCGCACTTCCAGCAGCGTCTTGTTCTGCGCCACGCCCAACGTCGACCATGCCGTATCGATCGCCGCCGTGATGTCGGAGCCGTTGTCATCGTAGCCGTCGAAGCAACGCACGATCTCGCCGCTGGCGCTGCCCGCGTAAAGCCGGCCCTCGTAAAACTCGTAGCAGAGGAAATCCCAACCGGTGAATTTCGACCATCCGCCCGTCACCCGGTGGCGAATGAATTGCTCCGCCGTGGTCGCGCTGTCGGGCGCGTTGATCAGCAACAAATCCTCGGACGGGACCCAAATCCCCTCCCAGCCGTCAAAGCCGCGCCCCGTAGCGGACGCCTCCTGCCAGGCCGTACCGATCCGCGCCGACAAGGGCGGCGTCTCTTGCTGCGAGCCCGCCATGATGGTTTTGACGCTGACCAGGCCATTGAGCGTGATCACGCCCAGATCATCGCCCAACTCGACCAGCGGCCGGTCCCCGATCGGCTCGCCCACGTAATAGGTCCCGACCAGCGCCCATTCCGTGGCGCTTCCGGGGTTTGTGCCTTGATAGACCGCGATCTCGCCTTCGCTGGTCAGGAACACCTTGAGATCGTCAAGCCCATCGCCACCGTCACGCGACAAGCTCGCCGAATCCAGCAGCCGGCCGCCATAGGCGAACACCGCGCCCAGCGGGAAGTTCGACACCGTGCCGGCGATGGCTTGGGTCGCTAGATAGCCGAACGTCAGCGAGTCCTTGAACAGGAAGAACAGCCGCTCCTTGAACGCCGACACATGGATGATGTCGTTGTCCGTGAACGTCGTGACGGTCAGCGAAGGCGTTGCCCAGGTCGTGCCGTTCCAATGCCTTGGATCATCCGCGCCGTTGCAAATCCACAGGAACGCCCCGCCCGACGTGGTGAAGTTCACATAGGAGAAGCGCGCGCTTGTGAGCGACCCGACCACCGCCGCGCCGATCGCGCCGGTGCTGGTGATATTGTAAATGCTGTCATCGGCCGCCGCGAATAGCGCTGACGTACCCCCAGCCACATAGGCCATGATGGTTTCAACCGCGTCGGCGTTGCCCGTCACCCACGGCGACCAACCCTTGCGCATCTCCAGCGATACGCCCTTGGGGATCCAATTCTCCAGCCGCCGCGCCAACGTGGTCGGCAATTCCGCCACCGGGCTATCGGTGTCCATGCCTTGCGTCGGGGCCGGGAAGAAGCGCTCCTGCGCGCGCCATGCGGGCTTGTTACGCGCGCGCGGCCCTATGTCATACGCAAGCGCGCGTCTCATCCGTAGCCCGTATCCGGCGTAATGCCATCCGGCGGCCATTCGATCTCGTCAGGCGCGATCGACAACATGCGCGGAGCGCCGCGCTGTTTCTCCCAAGCCGCGTTCTTGGCCATCTCGTAATTGCGCAAATCCTCGGCGTAGTCACGGCCCTTGGCCTGCTTGTAGCGCCAGACCACGCCCAGCTTCAGCAGTCGATCTCCAAACTTGGAGACATCATTATCCGCCGTTGGCGAGGTCAACGCCGCTCCGACGCTCGTCTCCCATGGCGTGTTGATGATGTATTCGTAAGTCACCGTCTCCGCGACGGTCGGTACGGGGAAAATGTGCAGGCCGTCATATCTGAACATGGCGTTCTGCCACGTCGCCGACGTGACCGCCGCGCCGTTCGCAATCGCCCATTCCTGATCGCTCAGCGGGCCATATACCTTGTAATCGCGCGTCGTGTTCCAGAACGTATCCGCGATGGCGCGGTCGTAGTCCGACGCCTTGCCACTTGTTTGCAGCGACGCCAACGTGGTGGTGAAGCTCTGCGTGCGACGCAGGATCGGCCAATCGCGATCGTTGGCGCACTCCTCCACCTCCTCCTTGGCCAAGGCATAGAGCAGGTTTTGTGTCTCCTGCCCATCGGCCACGATTTGGCTTGTGACGCTCAGCGACAAAAGCCGCTGGGCGTCGTTAAGCGCCGTCAGTAGGCTCAAAGACGCCCGTCCTGCTCAAGCACGATATCGACGCTTTCGTCAGCATCTTCGCGCGTCTGGCGCCCGCGCTTGGGCTTGTCATAGCCCGGCGTGGCGTTGTTCTGCTTCTTCAGCAATTCGCTTACCTGCTTTTTCAGATCGTCCAGCTCTTCTTGCTGACGCGCGATGGTGGCGCGCGCCTCCACATCGCCAGCCGCCGTCTTAGCCTCGTCCAGCCAAGCGATAGCCTTGGCCCGCCATTCGCGGCCGCCGCGGCGGATGCTGTTGTCCAGCGCCGAATCCGAGAGCGTCGCCAATTGCTGCACCGTAAACACGTTGGCCGCGTTGAGCGTCGCCACCATGGCCACGTCCATCAACGGCCATTGTTCGAGCGGCGTGCCGATGTCGCCGGCCGTCTTGCCCGACTTCCAATCCTCGTAGGGCTTGGCGAAGCGGCGCATGCCTTCCTGGTTCGGCTTCCAGGAGCCATCCTCCTGCTTGCGCGCCATCTCATAGATCGGCCCTTCGCCAGCCTTACTGCCGGCGACGACGACACGGACTTGGTGCACGGGCACAAACACCGGCGGCCCGTTGCGGCTGGCGCGCTCGTCCTTGACCGCCTTTTCCTCGAAGAAAAGCATAAGCGGCGGCGTGCCGGGCGGAGCAGACGGTTCCTTGAACAAGGTGGCGTTGATGTGATGCGTCATGCGGGTTCTCTCATCCAATGATCCATGCCGATCGGGCTTTCCGGAAACGTCAGGTGACGGCCAGTCATGGCAAAGCCCGCCGCCATCAAAATCCGGTCGATCTCGTCTTTGTCGTCGGGCGCGCGCACGTCGGTTTCGACAATGACCGATTGCACGCCGTCCAACACGCCACGCGCGCCGCGCACCACATGCAAATCGTCGCCGTCGGTGTCGATCTTAATGTGCGTCGGCGCCTTGAAGCCGTGTTTCTTGACCAAGCTATCGATGGTCATGCGCGGGCCAAGTGCGGCCTCGATGATGCGGATATTCTCGAAATCGGACAGAGCGGTGGTTTGCGCCAGCGCCTTGGTGTGGCCAGGGTCAGCCTCGACCGCGACCACCTCGTGCCCATAGGCCGCCGCGTAGGCGCTGTAGATGCCGATATTGGCGCCGATGTCCCATAGCACCGATCCCGCCGGCATGTTCCGAATCCACTCGACCGTCTTGGGTTCCTTGGTTTCGATCGTCTCGACCCGGTAAATCGCCCGCTGGTTCGGTGTGCAGAACCGCACCGGCTGACCGTTGATCTCGATCGACATGGACACCTTGGCCCAATCGGTCGGCCCCGCTGTTCGCGGGCGGGTGTCGTGCGTCACGCCGTAACGGCCGGCATTATAGCCCGAGGCCAAAAGCGGGCCGCCCGGACCGATTACGATCTCAATGCCCTTCGCTTCGGCATAGCCCAAGAGCCAGGTCAGGCTTGGAAGCTGGTACTGATATTCATCCTTGCCGGTGAAGTGGCAGCCCCAAAGCCCGATGCGTTCGTAGCCGCTGCAAATCGCCAGCGCGACCATGTAGGACACCGTGCATTCGAGGAAGTCGCGCTTCGGCATCGTCTCGCGCACCCGCTCCAGCGGATACGGAATGCCGTTGGCGAAGCTCTCCAGCGCCTTCGCGTCGCACACGATCGGCACGCCGGATGCGTTCACCTTCTCCAGATATTTCGGGTTGCGGTGACTGTTGTAATGCAGCCTGTACGGGGCCTCGGCCTTGAAGCCCGGATCGTGAATGTCGAACAGAAGGCTCGTGCGCTCCAGCGAAGCTGTGTGCCACGCCAAGCCCCAGATTTCCCATTCGGGATCGTCGTATGGCGCGAATACGGCTGTCGCTTCCGCGCCGCCGACAATGGCAACTGATTTCACGCATTCTCCCATGAAAAGAGAGGCGCGGCGCTGTTATACGCCGCGCCCCATTGCTTAGACCGTCGGGTCTTCGTTTTCGACGCTCGGGCGATAGATTTCCACCGCCACGGTCGCCACGTTGGTCGCCTTCGCCTCGTCGCATTTGGCGCGGCGGATACGATCGCCAGACACCACCGCGTCATCCACCAGGCCCGCCGACGCCGTGGCGTACAGCAGCGCATTGGAAGCGAGCGAAAGCGAAGTCCAGCACAACGCCGCCGAGTGCTTGCCGTGGATCATGTACCAGCCGTAACGGCTGGCCACGTTCGCCGACATGGCGATAGCCACCGGCCCGACCGCCGACGCCACCAACAGCGCGCTGGCGCCGTCCACGTCGTAAGTGACCCACGAGCCCGCCACCGTGCCGACGACGCCGGTCAGGTAGATGAACTCGGCATTGCCATAGGTAGGATCGAACGCTTGCACGATCGTCCCCAACGGGTGCTGCTTGGTCGTGGACACTTCATCGATCGGCTGAGCGCCAAGGAGAGGGTCTTTAATCACATAAGCCATGGCGATTACTCCTTGCCCTTGCCTTGCAGCATGCGGTTGGACGCGGCCATGTTGCCGGCCCACAGCATGAGCTGCACGGTCGCGTCCTGGTTGACGCTCTGACGCTCGCCGCCGACCACTTCCACGTCACGGTCACTGTGCGTGATGTGCGCGAGATAATCGGTGTTGAGCATGAACATCGTGGACGCGGCCATGTTGCCGCCGATGCCGCCGTCCAGCACTACGTCAGCGGTGACGAACTTCAGCCCCGCGAAGCCGGCGCGCGCGTCCTCATCGGACGTGATGCGCTGGATCGTGACCAATGAACCCCAGAACATCTCGTAATAGAGATCATCCATCGGGATCAGGTCGGGGCGGTCGTTGTTGCGTGTGCAATCGATCCACAGCGCGCGCATGGCGGCCTGGATATTGCTGCTCACCGTCGGCGTGGAGTTGTAAGTGCTGAAATCCAGCACCTGGTTGCGCCAGAACGAATAGGTGTTGGCGTCGATGCCGCCGGCGGTGTTGGTATTGGTGGTCGGGACCAAAAGGCCCAGGCCGCCCATTTCCTTACCGCCGGTGCCGGTGCCATCCGCGTACACCTGCGCGCCCATCTGGTTCACGAACGTGCGTTGCGCGTTCTTGATCTTCGATGAAAGCAGCTTGATGACGGCATGACGGCCGCTGTTGCGGATTTGCTCCAGACCGGAGATCGACACCGCGCACGATGCCTGCTTCCAGTCGTACACCGCCGCGTCGATGATGTCGTTGACGGAGATGTCGAGCGTTTCGTACCCGCTGTAGAACTGGAAGCTGCCGTTTTCAGCGTATTCCAACGGGAACACGATGTCGCGACCGCCGTCCAGCATCATGCGGGACTTCTTGCGGAGTCGATTGTAGAGGGCGACGTTATCGCTCATGTTGTCGCGCAATTCGGGACGCCGGTTGCGCAGGGTCGTGGCGAGCGTCTGCCCGATATTAATATCGGCCATGACTTAAGTCCTTAAACGCCCCCGTCGAGATGCATTGCGATCTCGTCTTCCAGGGACATGGTTGGTCGCTGATTGCGCACGGCGCCGTTAGGCTGACCGCCACGCGGTGATTGCGCGCCCGCCTGTCTCTTGCCCTTCAGCTCCGCCAAGCGCTTGTCCTCAATTTCCTTGAGGAGTCGTTCGCGGGTTTCCGGGTGAGCCCACTGGGCCTCGCGGTATAGATCGTCCAACGATGCCTCTGGATTTTGCTTGGCGGCTGCGGCCATGTACGGCTTCACCACGTCAAAATCAGGCTTGTCCTTGGCCCAATCCGAAATCTGTCGCTGCACCGCCTGCTGTTGCTGCTGAACGGGCAATTGCGAAAGTTGCTGCACCTGCGCGCGGAGCTGTTCAAGTTCCTGCTTCACGGGGTCGACCTTCTGCGGCTGGATGTTGTTGTCGTACATCCATTGCGCCAAGCCGATCACATCGGTGCCGAGATATGACTGCGCCAGCCAGTTCATCGCCGCGACCGGATCGGCGCGCAGATACTTGTCGGCGTTCACGAGGTTAGAGACGTATTGCTGCGGGTTGACCCCGGCCGCCGCCAATTCCTGTTCATGCGGCTTTAGAAGCTCAAGCACCGGCTCCCACGCCTTGGCTGAGGTGGCGTGCTTCTCGATGCCTTGCGCCGCGGCGCGCTCTTGATCGCGTAGCGCGTTGCGGAAGTTCTCCGGCAACGTGTCCCACGGCCCGTACTCGTCCTTGAACCAATTCGGCCGCCAGACCTTCGCGGGCTTCTCGGCCGGCGTTTGCTGTTGCTCTCCATCCGGCGCGGGCGCGGCGTCCTTGGCGGCCGGCTCTTTCGCGGCGGCCTTTTCTTCTTCCTTGGCGACGAAGCGACGGCCCTCGCGGCGGTACAGGCGCTCCTCGGCCTGTTCCTGCGTTTCGCCCTCGGCCGGCGCCTCCTGCGGCTTGCTGGCGTCTAGCGCAGCCTCAAGCTCGGCTTCCAGGCTCAGATCGTCTTCGCCTTCGATGTTCATACGATAAATTCCCCTACGTCGCTCTCACTTGATACGCCTTGGCGATGCAGCGCGTCATTGACGGCCGCCTCTATCGCTTCCGGCTTCAGTTTATCCACGAACTCGCGCTTGGTGGTCGCAGCCTTCTCGTTACCCACTTCGATGCAGCCGCTCTCTTTCGTCAGCTTGCGAAAATGGCTCTTGGAATCGGTGCGATGCCCTACGCCGTGGTGAAACAATCCGTTCACCCCGCCGGGAAGGCTGTCGCTGATCACGTAAGGACTCGGGAAATCCGAGCGCGCGGGCTTGTCGGGCAGGCAATTATGCGGCCACGCGGCCATGTTGTGCAGGTCGCCGCAATAGCGGCAGATGCGAAGTCTCATGCGACCCATTGCGTCCCGTCGGCGTTCACCAAATTGATCGGCGGAGCGCCCGCGCTCACTAGCGTGATCGGCGGAGCCTTACCGCCAGTGACGGGCGTGGCGATCGGCGCTTTGTCGGTGACACGCACGTAAGGGACGCCGCCAGCCGCGACCACGCTGACCGGGCGCCCGCAAAGGTTAGTCGCCAAGATCAGCCCTCAGCTTGCGATAACCATCCTCCAGACCGCGTATCGTCACAGCCTGCTCCTCCAGCGTGTCCAGCAAGTGCTTGATCATGTCGTCACGCACATTGCCGGGCTTGAGATGCACGCCGCGCGCCGCGAAGCGCTCGCACAGGTCAAGGAAGCCGTCATGGTCTTCACTCACCAGGCGGTCCTCCGTTCATCTGATCCCGCTTAGCCTTCGCCGCGCGTTCGGCCAAGCTCATGTCCTGCTCGCTCCGCGCCGCGTCCTGCGTCATTTGCTGTTCGTTCATGGCCGCGCTCTGTTGCGCCTCCGCCGCGCTGATCTGTAGCTTGGCCTGCGTTTCCATGACTTGGCCCGTGATCTTTGCCTGCGTGGTCTGTTGCATGCCCTCGATCTTAGCGGCGTTCATTTGTTGCTGGCCTTCGATCTTGGCTTCGGTCTCTTTCACCTTGGCTTCGGCCTTGACCATTTCCGGATCAGGCGCGGGCGGCTTCGGCTGCTTGGCCGCTTCGATCACGGCCTCGATCTTCTTCTCCAGCGACGACACGTCCTTGCCAAAGCGACGCACCACGAACAGCAGCACCTCGCCTAGCATGTCGGCCACTTCCGGCCCGCCGCTCTGCATCATCGGCGCGGCTTGTTCCAAGAACGCCCCGATCGCTGTCGCGAACTCGACCGCTGTCTGCTTCTCCTCGGCCGCGTCCGGTTCCAGCGTCGAATCGCTTTCCACATCGATGCGGAAGTTGCGCGCCGTGTCGTCCTTCAACAGGCCCATGACCCCGGTCACGAAGTCCAGCGTCGCCTTCTTCTGCGCCATCTGATGCTGTTGCTGCATCATCTGCGCCTGCATCGGGTCTGGCGGCGGCATGCCCGGCTGCTGCGGCGGCGCTTGGGGCGGTGGTATCTGTGGCGCGTACTTGGCCAGCAGCTCCTCATCCGCGCCGGCCATCGCTAGGATGGTCTGCGGCTTGAATTGCTCCGTGATCACTTCGGCCTTCAAACGCATGATGTCCGCGGCGAAGCGTTGCACGTCCTTTTGGATACGCCGCACCCGCAAGCTGCCCCACTTGGCCTTGATACCCTGCGCGGTCGCTGTCTCGTCCGGGTCGGTGCTGCCCCGCAGAATGTCGCCAATGCCGCTCACCTCGTAGAGCGTCTGCTTGGCCTGCTCTCTGATCTCGTAAAGGCTTTTCAGCACCTCGGCCACGATCTCGACTGGGAACCACTCAATCCGCCCCTTGGCCCCGCCACCTTCGGCGAACATGGCCCAATTCTTCACCGCAATCATGCGATTGTCGCCGCTCTCGATAAGCTGCGCCAGTTCCGCGCTATCGGAGGCGTACACCCCCTTCACCGCCAGCGCCTTTTGCAAGATGCCGATCCGCTCCGTGGTGCGGTTCAGCTCCTCGGCTTGGTCCTGGTAAAGCGCGTAATCCGGTGTCGGGATCAGGCTCTTGCTGGTCGTCGTCGCCAGCATCGGGCGCGGGCAAGGAAAGAAGTCGCGGAACATGACCGGCGGCTTGCTCTTGCCCAGGATCGCCCTGGAACCAGAACCAGGCGCCACGTACAGCACCTCGCCATCGCGCTTGTTCCACACTTCCAGGATGCGCGCCCTAGCCCGCTCGTCCTTCAGTCCCTCGTCCGTCTTGTCGCCATCGGGGCTGACGTCCATCGCGACTTCGGCCGCCTTGCGCGGATCAAGCCCGCGTTCGCGTAGCCATGTCTTCAGCTCGCCCCGGCTTTTCTGGAACCAGCGGCCCACCCACCACACGTCAGACCATGTACGGCTGACGCTGTGTAGAAAATCGGGCCACGGCAGATAATCGGCCTGCACATCCTCATAAGCCAATGCCTGCTCATCACCCTCGCCTAGGATGCCCGGCACGTAAAATACCCAAGCCTGCCCGCGCCCGACCACGAGGCGATCCCTGACCGCTTGGTCCATGACGTGATCGAAGTCATAAAGCTCACAGCTCGTCTCGACGCAGCGTTCTATCAGCAACGAGCCAAACCGGGCCTCCGGGTCCTTGTCCTTGTAGCGCCGCACCGCCCGCGCCTTGGGCGTGTTCATGTACACCGCCGGGCGCAGCGTCTCTACGTTGCTCCAGAGGATATTGAACTTGCGCCCGCGATCAGCGCGGCTGTCGCGCTCGTCAGCGTAAATCTTCTCGATCTTCTTGGCGCGCTCGATCCACTTGGTCTGCGCCTTCTCGGCCGCCGCGATCTCGGCACACCACTTCTTGGCTAGCGCTGCATCGTCGGTGGCCTTCCTGTCGAGATCATCGACTTCGGGCGTGGCTAGCTCGGCTTCAGCCAACCTGTTCACGCCTATTTTCTTCGATCACCCGCGCGACCTGCGCCCTGAACCAAGCGCCGCCGCCCGGCGCCGTATCCGCCGCATCGGCCTCTAGCATTTCGATTGCGCGCTGGAGCGTTTCCCGTCGCTCACACCCGTTCCTCTCTGTCTCGTCGTTCACCTAACTGCCCCGCTATATCGTTGAAGGTCGCACCGCCCACGAACCCTACGTTCAGGCGGCGGACTGGTTCTTCCACCTTGTTGTCGATCAATTCGGCCTCAACGCTCATGGCGAGCGTGATGAAGGCCGTTGCGCCGTGGCTCGTCCAATCATGCAGCGGCGTCTTTTTGAACTCACGGACCTTCTCGTCCCATTCCTTCTTGTAGCCGCGCAGGCTCTCCAGCCCGAACTCGCACAGATGCGGATCGAACACGCACCAATTGATGATGCGCCGTCCTGCGTCGATGCCGTCCGCCAGGCGATACGCCGGCGCCAGCTTCGGCTTACGACCCAGCTCGATCATGGTCTGGATGCGCGTCTTGGCCTCGTCGTTCGGGCCTTCGTTCGTCCACTCGCGCACCTTGGCGTCTTGCGGCACGTAATCGTAGCCATAGCGATAACCGTAAAGCTCGGCCAGGCGCTCCAGTTCCTTCACGTAGAAGCCGACCCACTTATTCTGCGCTCTGATGTAGCCCAGCACATGGACCACCTTGCCGTTCACCTGGAACAGCCAGACGCCGGTGTCGTCGCGGACCCCGATGTCCCAAGCTGTGTGCACCGGAAGCGCTGGATCATACTCCAGCGGCCGGATGCGGCCCGCCTTCTCGGCGCGAACGATGTCTGGCCCCCAGAACGAGCCCAGCACAGCCGCATCGAAGGAGCAGTAATATTCCTGCTCGATCAGCGCATCCCCGGCCTCCGGGCCAAAGATCGCGTGGTATTCCTTGCGCTGGCGCTCCACCGCCTCGGGCGACATGGCCCCGGTATCGTCAATGGTCAGCGTCTCGGCGAACCATTCATCCGATCGCTGCGCCATCTGATGCATCGAGAACGCATGGTTGCGCCCACGACTTGTCGTGATGAACGACGCCCAGCCGTGGTTCTCCTCCAGGATTGGCGCGATATACGCCCATGCCAGCGGATTGCTCAGCGCCCATTCGGAGAACGTCACCCCGACCGGCGGCGCCCCAACCAAGCTATTTGGATCGTCGCTACCTACACACCGCCATGTCGAACCGATCTTAAACTCGATCGACATCGACTGATTGTCGGTACGCTTCCGAAGCTCGATCGGAAACGCCTCGTCTATCCGCTTCTTGCCGGTGTGCGGGTTGACCGCCTCCCAGATCGCCTTCCTGGCCTGTTCATACTTGGGCAGGCAGTGCCAATAGTTCCCGATGCGCTGGAGCGGCAACGGCTTCTTCGCCGGGTGCGCCGCCACCGCTGTCTTATGCAGCGCGTAATCATCCTTGCCGGCCCGTCTGTGCCAAACGAGGCTTTCAAAGCGAACACCACGCTCCCATGCGCACCACGCCTTGCGCTGGTAGAAACGCGGACGCCAGCTATTCGGAAGCTGGATCGTCCTCGCTGAAGCGGATGATCTCAACGCTAAGCGGGCCACCATCCTGTCCTGATACCTCTACGGCGCGCGGGTGCATGTACGTGGCTGCGGCGATTGCCATCTTGTCTCGCCGGTCGTCCGCCTGCCCTTGGTCCCGCATGACGCGGAGCATATACTCAAGCGGCGTCTCACCCTCGCCCGCGCGCTCAAGCGCTTCTTCGGTGATCTTGGTCTTAGCGCCCTTGGGCCTTCCTGCGCCGTCTCTATGCCCGCCACGTGCCATGTTTGATTATTTGATTTTAATCTTATGGGTTTGATTGCGCGCTCTGACTGCGCGGTTCGTTCGTGGTCGGCGCTCGCTCTTGTGTAAGCGTGCCTACAACTTGGCTGTCGAAGCGCGCTCGCGCTGCTGCGTCGAACGTGGGGCCAATGATGGCGT